GATTATATTTGCATAATTCTGTGCTAACTCATTGAGTTCCTTAGTTCTTGAAGGAGAACCATAATTTGGGCATACTGGACCATTACCATCATAGATAATGCCCCGATTCATACCAGCAAATGATTTCCAAGGTCCAAACTGAGAAGCAGAAGCATCTCCTAATCCTGCAATGGTACCAAGAACATCTGAATCTACCAAGTTACCGTCGGCATTATAGTATTTAATACCACCACCAAAGTAAGCAACATACTTACTGTTACCTACAGTACCAAGGCAAGTCTGAATCCAAGTGATGATTGATTTCAAGTCTCTTGGTTGGTCACCCTGAGTATAGTGAGTAGTATATTTTGGTACTTCAATGTAGTAGGTATATTCTTGCAGTTCTTTAACCATATCTACTGCAGCCTTGTGTACTTTAAGTACATCAGCGGATGCTTCAAGATGTTGGTCAATGTGTGAACAGAAGATTTGATATACATCTACATAATCCTTAACGAATTCCAGAGAAGCAATCCATTCGTCTGCCGTAGGAGTACTACCGGCACTACCAATTGTACCATTCAATTTTACTCCATCGGCAGTGATAGCAGCACCATTGAGTTTAATATCAATTGGGTTTCTTGTCCCATCTACATCATCAGTTAACCATTTGATGAAGTTGTTCCAAGATTTGATGTTCTCTGTCTTTTCAGTTAATACCGGAACGATATATTCTGAGTTCTTTGCAAATGCACTTAGAGCAAGGTAGTCTACAGAAGTATCATTGTTATCATCTGCAGTTTTGTAAGTTACTACAGGACCTTGTTCAAGTACCTGACCGTTAGCACTGATTACTTGGTAGTAAACGGTGTTAGCCTGTTTGTAAATATTCATAGAGAATGTTTCAGCACTACCAACTGGGTCTCCATAACCTTTGGTTACCAAACCAAAGCCAACAGCAACTGAACCAGAAGCGAACTTAAAAAGAGTAGAAGCAGTTGGTTCCTCTGGAGTTGCAGATACTACTACTGGAGAACCGTCTTCAGCAGCTTTAGGAGCAGATGCAGCTTTAGCTCTTGCTGCAGCAGATACTACACCTTTAGTTGCACCTTTACCAAGTACACGAATAACACGAAGCTTAGAACCACCATTGAAAGCCTTTTCAATGTTTGATACAGAACCATCTGGTACTATCTCAGAACCAAAAACTCTTTGGAATTGAGAAAAAGATTGGATGAGTTCTGACGGGTCATCGTAAGGACCTTTAGTAGTTCTAGCCAATACACATGAAACTCCTAACATAGGAGTAGTTTGAAGAACGTTATCGTTCTTAAACTCGAAATTTACAGATGGTGAATTAGGCATATTTATACTAATTAAGTTAATTACTCATTTATTTAATACCCTCTAGTATTGAGCTATTTTACGTTAAGGTTAAGTAAATCGGATTCTGGCTTTTCGGTTAGTCCAATCAATACTGAGATGTCTTGAATTGGTACAAGTTCACCTTCTTCAGCAAGCTTCTCAGGTAATATACCATCCTTACAAGTATACTGATATACTTTTTCAAGTAGACCATGATTCTCGTCAGGGTGGTCATAGTAATTACCTATTTCGATAAATAGGTTTCCTGTTGGTGCTACCCGACCATCTTCCCATTCTTCTAAGTTATTATAATAAGGTCTTACGTATCCTCGAGAAGGTAATGCTTCATACATAATATTATGAAGTAACCTCATATCGGCTTGAGTATTAGATACCAGGTGAATGTCTAGAGTTATATCTTTCGTTTCATAGGGAAATTCAGATGCTTGGTAATTCCCACCCTCTAGCTTATCACCAATGATATATTTGTTAACACCTATATCACCATTATAGAACCCTTGCAATTCAATGGTAATTCTAGGGCATGTCTTTGCACCCTTAACCTGATTATTACCGATACCAAATATGGGAATGAATTTAGGCATAGCATCCTTATCTGCTTGAAACCTTTTTTCATTCTCTTGTGATAATGGTAAGTAGTCTTCAGGGTTAAGAGTTAAACCTTTCTTAAGTGCTGTTTGTAATAGGCAAATATAAAAGGTTCTTTCTACGATTTCTTCTGTATTTACCATATTATACTAATTGAGGTATTAATATTACATTAAACTGGTATGTACCACCATCAGTAAATATACATTCCCAACCTCCTGAAGTACTACCAAACATAGCTCCTGCATCTTTTCTTCCTCGGGCAGTTGCTGAGAAAGTAGCCTGTGCTGAATTAGCTATATTACCGTAGTCGGTAATCCAATAGTATAGTTTAGTACCTGAGTTAATATCTGCAGCTTGTTGAGTTTGAGATATAGTAGGTATTTTAAAAGCCATTACCTCTTGTGATACTTGTTTTCCTTCTATGAGTTTACTTCTATACCCAGTAATACTAAATCCTGCTGAAGTTTCGTAAGCATTTAAGATTTGGTCTTTTGGTATACCTAAATTAACTGCAGCAGGTTCTACCCAGTATCTATATGATACTTCTCCAGCAGCTTGAGTTACAGTTACAGTTTTAGTTAGACCACCAACTTGCTTGATAGTTATAGTTCCGCTAAGAAGTTGTTCTGTGTGATTCTTAGAAGTAATGGATACCTCTAGAGTCTTTTCTTCATTATCAGTAAATCTTAGTCCAGCAGTAAATGGAGGTTCCTCTAGGAATTCTGCTGTAACCTCTACATTTTCCCAATCTCCTTGGAGTGTACCATTAATCATTTCCCTACGTTGAGAAGTGATTGCCAAAGTATCAGAGCCACCCTTACCCAATATGTTTATGGCTTCCTTATCTACTTCTAATTTGTATTCGTAGTTAAGGCTGCCTTTCTTTTGAATAAGATTTACAGTCTTAGGTACTCCATTAACTGTAATGGTAAGGATGGCTTTTTTATCTGCTTCTGTATCATTCACTTTTAACGGATGTACCATTACGAGTGCAGGACCAGTACCAGATGTTTTATCTGCTTCAAAATCTGCCATTACTTTGTATATTTTCTAAGTTCTTTTCTTAATTGATTTCGTATCTCTTTCTCTAAAACCTTGTTTCCACCTGTAGCTTCGAAAGCTGGTTGCCATAAAGGCCGAGGTGGAAGATTACCATCTCTACTACCATACTCCAACATGATAGCAATTTGGTTAAGTGTTTTTCGAGAAGTTCTACCAGAGTATGTTATCTTCCTTAATCCTGGAGGAAGACCAACAAAGGTTCTATCTTTCTGAGTTACCATTGTAACTGACCTTGCATATTGACCAGTAAGGTTTAATAAGGTATGTGCTCCATACTTCTTAAGAGTAGCAGTAGCATGAGGAGGCCAAGAAACTTTGGAACCAGGTGGAGGTAGACCCTTATTTAAACTACGCCTTACTATACGAAGAAGTTGATTGCCAAACTTTCTAGTACCTAACTCATACCCGAGTTTCATGATACTTGGAGTCTTGGCAATCAACCTCTCAGCTTGACGTTGTTTAACAGGGTCTACATAAATCCGAATATCACATAGATTATTCGAGAGGTTTATGTTAACCTTTCTGCTTGCCATCTTTATTCTTATTTAATCCCAACTCACTGGCAATCTTCATAAGAATATCTTGTTGCATGGATAACTTCTCTGCTACTTCGGTTTTAAAAGCCTCGAACTCTTCTTGCTTATAAGCCGGAGCTGGTTGTTGTTGAGGAGTTAGCATACCCTCGATTGTATGAAAGATATTATCACATTCAGTAACTACTGCCTCATATTTCTCTCGGTTATTGAGAATATTTACAGCAGTAGTCCTTTGGATATTTACTTCGTTTACGATATTGCGTAAGTCGGTAGTGTAATAAATATTATTATGAATACCTTCTGCAGCATCTGTAGGAAGGTATATTGTCAAAGAGGATACAGAATCTTGAATAACGATTTCTGTATTTGCGGCAAAGCTTCCATCTGGGCCAGTGGCTCTAGGTTTGCTTTCACCTACTTTTAATACTTGGGCCTTATCAAAGATTGGATACCCAGAACGTCTGTCTCTCTCTAAGGTGTATATGGTATCACCTTTCTGCAATTTAGAAAAAATCAAATCTTCCATGTTCATCTTTTATTAATTAAGTTTAAACCAAATGATACTGCACCTGGATTCCTTTGCATAAAGTCTACCAGGTTTAAGAATTGATAGTATCCAAATTGGTCAATGAGTGACTGTGCTTTATTTGCTACTTCCTTTGCTATCTCTGCATTGGGAGCAGGCAATGTAAGTTGAATAGTAAAATCTTTTAGTTGATTTCCATTGGTTGGTTCTTTCTTAATCTCTTCACTTTCCATATCGTTTTATCTTTAGGTGGGTATAAACGAAAAAAGGAGTACACCTATGTAAGATGCACTCCTTCCTAATCTGGCTTACGTAATGACGACGGTCATTATTAAGCCGGGGTTGTGGATGTAGTCTTAAGAGCTGCAACTACTGACTGGATAATGTTCTGGTCTCTCTGAGCATCTACTACTCTGTTGAGACGGGCAATTTCCTGGTCTTTAGCAGTGTTCTCGATAAGACACTTGATTTCCTGTTGGCCATTCTTGAGGTCACAGCAGCAACGTTCAAGTTGAAGAGCCAATTCGGACTTCACTTCTTTAATCAAACCTTTAGTTTCGCAGCAGCAATTCTGTTGTTCATGTTCCATCTGGCAAAGACGGTCCATAACACGATTGAAGCCTGCTCCCATTTGGTCACGAGAATCCCGGATATCGGAATTGGTTTTGTATCCCAAATCACAAAGTCCTCTTTCCGTTGTGAAACGATTGTTAAGGATTTCTCTACCAACACCAGCAACATCTTTTGCAACTCCGCTGATTTCCTGAGTTACTCCTCTAGCAGCATCAGAAATATCTTTATAGATACCTGCCTTTGCTTCCTGAACAGTAGACTCTACTTTCTGAATGTCAGCTTTAGTGTCATTGATTTTGTCCCATACAGAAACTGCAGCAGCACCAAAGCCACCACCTACCAATGCACCACCGACTGCACCCCAACCGGAGCCCCAGCCTGAATTGCGTCCATTACAACAGCAACCATCATTACAACCGTGGTCAGCGACGATTACGCCCTCACCGCCAGATTTAACTTCTACTCCCATGATTTTTGAGTTTTAAGTTGTTAAACATAAATTTGATTTTTAAAGTTATTCGTATATGGCCATATACATTAATAATGCTATAGTATCGTATTATCAAGGATTAATTGAAATATCTATGATACACAGCACAAAGTAATATAGGTAACTTAGTCGGGTCTTTAGGAGTTAAAGTTAAATTACCAATTAAAGTCCCAATGGGGAAAACAGCAGTATTCTTTTTTATTATATCTAAACGAATACCATCATCATTATCTCCATCACTTGATAGCCTACTGATATTTACTGTAAAACTAGCAGGAACATTGGCATTAGGATATAATTCCCATGAATATTCATAATCAGTATTTTGATTTGGGTCATTACTGATAGTTACAGGTCTACCGCTTTCACTAAATCTTAAGTTACTTAATTCTACTTGTTGAGTATAAGTACTACTATCTGTACCTGCTACAGATACATTAACTTCAATAGTAATGGCATCTTGAGCTAAAGTACCTAAGCCATAGAAATTACCTGCTTGAACATTAATATTCCCTAAAAATTGTTCATCCTTAACAGTGTTTAATCTGATAGCTCTAGGTCCATTATTATTTACCCTTCCCCCTAAATAACCTTCATCCATTGGGTCTTGGCTAACATAGGCATATAAAGCTTGATTACCGTTACCAGGTTGTTCAAATCTAACTTGCAGATTTCTTGCAGAATCTCCTTCGTTATTGGTTAGTGCCCTGAAAGCCCAGTTATAGGAGTTATCTGAGTTCTGTCCATTATCAATAACTTGCAACCAATCTTCAGAAGGTGGTATGAATGTAGGCTTAATATACTTCTTAGCAAACTCTACGTTATTCCTTCGTAGACTTACATAAGAAATAATATCCCTACTACCAGCACTACTACCATATATATCCCCTGCTAGAGTCATATTAGTAATGATACTTCCTTCATTTTTCCAACTAAATTCAAAAATTCTAGTATAAGGTATGGGGTTTACTAGTAGGGTAATAGTGGGTACTGTCCCTACCTCTTTACCATTAATTACAACTTTAGGGTTATATAAAGTTATGGTATGAGTACGAGGGTATTCGGCTAAGTTCTGTACAGAATTAGTAATACCTATAAAAGCATTTTCAGAATCCGATTGTAGAGTAGCAGATACCTGACCACTGGGTGAAGCTATTGCCGAGTTGTTTTCAGCTATGGCTCTAGAATCCCAAGAAGTAGGAGTACCCTCTACTCCATTGATAGAAGTATATTCTAGTATGTGTAAATCCATTCTTACAGAATTTTCTATACCAGTAGTACCCTCTAATTCAACTTCAGTTACATTCTCTTCTACTGTACCATTACTATAGTTTGCAGTCCAAGATATTTCATACCTTGTAGAGATTGTTGCAGCATCTTGAGTAAATGCCCAAGCATTCTCTACTTCGGCAGCACCATTATAAAACATTACACTACCAGACCGAGTTTGATTAGTAGTATTTTCTTTTACAGAAACCTCAAAATCATATTCATAATTGGTAGGATTACCACCAATTAAATCTACAGAAGCCCAATCGGTAACAGTAGAATCCAAATCGAAATCAGGTTGAACAGCAACTTTACTCGTTACTTTACCATTGATTAAGGTTTCCCTATAAGATTGAAGTGTAACAGTTATACTCTGAGCTAAAGCCGAAAACCCTCCATCTGGAATTGGTTCTACATAATCGATATAATCTCTAGTAGTAATACTTGCAGCTAATTGATTAAGGTTCAAAGTAAGCTGTTTACCAGAACCTCCCTGTTGTAATACTACTGTACCTCTTCGTATACTAGCTTCAGTATTTTCATATACTGGTATAGTAACATCATAATCTGCTCCTGAACCAGTAGTACTTGATACCTTAGTGGATAAAGTACCAGTCCAATTAGGTTTACTTATTACTGAAGTTTCTACCAAATTATAGGAAGACTCTTCTACTCCATTCACAACTTTATGTCTTCTAGATTTAATTACTGCCTTAGGAGTTGCTCCTGCAGCAGCTACAGAGGGAAAGTCCGTAGTTACTCCAAAGTAATAATTATAACTAACACTAGCACCTGCTTGAGTAGTTGCCATATCTAATTCCTTGCTACCATAGGTTAAAGTAAGACTTGCTCTACGAGAAGATTCAGAAGTATTTTCAGACAGAGTAATTCCTATATTATAACCATCTCCAGAAGCTTTGGTAATTTCTACATTGGTAATGTATGAAGATTTGGATTTTAGAGTTGGTGTAACATTATGCCAAGTAGAATCCTTACCATTAATTACATCATAATATCCCGACTTAACCAAACCAAAAATACTTCCTCCTACAGCAGGTGAATCACCAAAATTATCTACTACCTCTAATACATCTCGAGTAGATATTGTACCTGCAGCCTGATTACAAGTGATACGAATCACTTTATTAGAACCATTCTGTTCGTATGATACTTGGCCACTCCTTGTAGAAGTAGTTTGGTTCTCTTGCATACTAATACTTGTTCCTAGTACAGTTCCAATATGTTCAGTACTTGTTGCATGTATATAACTTACATTTTCTCTAGAACCCTCTACCAAAGAACCATTAATATACTTTTCACGATAACTAGTAATAGTAATAGACTTAGCAGTACCCAAAGCATCAAAGCTTAAAGTAGTTGGAGAAGCAGTAAATGTATATTCCCATTCTACCAAATATGCACTTTGAGTTACCGTAACTTCTTTATAGACGGTATCCATAGTTGCCCTTACTACTACACTCCTTTGATTTGCAGTTGTGTTTTCTGCAACGGTCAAAGTAGTACCAGATAAACTAAATCCTGTACTAGCCGTAGGTATACTAAGTGTAGGAGTACCAATAGCATCTGATGCTGCATTAGTTGCACCTGAAGACCAATGATTAGTTCTTGGTGCCCTTGCACTTGCAGAGATTTGTGATGTACCACCTTGTTCGGTAAAGGTACTTGGGTTTGCAGAAATGGAAACTACCCATGTACCTTGACTAGTATTGGTAATCTTATTCTCTGCCTGATATATATCGATTGAGGCACTACCAGATTTACCATTAAGAGTAACGGTTAATGTACGGCTTCCCAACTTAGTTCTTGCCTTTGCAGTTGTACCAAGATTAGAACCAGAGATATTTTCAGACCATACTACTGAAGCTCCAGAACTTATAGTACCACCATCATTGGTTTTACCATTCCATCCCCAAAGTTGAGAATAGGTATAAGTAGGTGTAGCTGCAGTTCCTCCCGATGCAGGGATATCTGCGATGCTTCCTAAATATACCGTAGGTGTACCATAGGTTTTTACACCAGCTGCCTGAGACAAAACTGGTGTTAGTTTCTTACCGGATTCTGCCTGAGTAAGAGTATCGGTATAAGAACGAGAACTTTCAGACTTATTTTCTAAAGCTTCGTAATACCCACTCTCTACTGAAAGCCATGATGGTAAACTAGGCCTTGAATAATCAACATTTACTGGACTACCCACAGCTTTACCATTTATATACTTTTGCTTATTCGAAGTAATAGTTAATTCCGTAGGTGTACCTTTACCACCTATAGCATTAAATACTAATGAATTATTCTTACTTGTAAAAGTATATTCCCAAGTTTCAACTCCTGCATCCTGAGTAAATTGAACTGTTATCTGTTTACCTGACTCATTCTGAGTAAAGGTTAAACTTGCAGAACGTTGATTTAGAGTTGTATTTTCTGAAGCTTTATAACCTTCATCATAAACAATCCAGTCCGGATAAGCAGATTGGGTATAACCCACAGAAATAGTATCTCCGATAGCTACTCCATCTATCTGTTTTTGTTTAGTAGTACCTAAACCAAACCACCGAGGAGTAGAATACCCTCCCAAAGCTGGGAAGTTTAAAACTGTGTTTACTACAGTAAAAGCATATCTATAGGTTACCTTATGAATATCCGAAAGTTGTACGGTTTCATTGTTTCCATAGGAACTGGCATTGGATATTTCCAAGCCAACGTAATTTTCTCCCGTTCCTGTAGGAGAGAGTGCCAACAATTCAGCCTTGGTAGGGCATTCGTTTGAATCCTTACCAAGGCCTACTTTAGTTTTGACAGCACTCCATGTTGCTATCTCACCCATATTAATCTAAGTTTGTGAACAAAAGTTTTTCTCTTAATTCATCAATCTCGGCTTTCAGAAGTTTGATACCTTCGATTGCCAATACTGACATCTTAGAATAATCTACCTCTTTAACCAGGATATAGGTTTCTCCATCTTTTTCTACCTTTTCAAAGTCTTCAGGATTAGGGACTGTTTCAGGTTTAACCGTATTCTCAGAAACTAATTCTGGGAAATATTTTTCGATTGTCTGAGCAATTGTACCTATATCGTGATTACCACGAATCATAAATGAATCCGTAGGTATAGAGCAGATTTCATCAAGAGTGTGTTCCAAAGGTTTAATGAAAGTCTTAAGTCTTTCGTCAGATTCTTTCCATAAACCAGAAGGAGCAGATACCTTCTTAAAGATAATCTCAGCAGTAGTACCCAATCCCAATTGGTCTCTTGTTACTCCATGAGGGTTACTCTTATTTTGCATGTGAGTAGTAAGATTGGTTTGAGCGTTGGTACCTGCAGCCTTGGCATCTGCAATAGCCGTAGCTTGAGCAGTAGATACTGGTTTATCTGCATCTGATGTATTGTTAACATTACCCAATCCCACTTGAGCTTTAGTTACTCCATGAGGGTTAGATTTATTACCAATATGGGAATCTACTTTGGCATTTACAGTAGTATCTGCTTGAGCTCTTGTTGCAGCTTCATCTGAAATTAACTTCTCTACTCTTGTAATCTCACCTTTTCTGTCATTGACTTCTTTAGTGATATTATTCTGGAGAGTAGTATCTGCACCTCTTAAGTCTTCAGCAACTAATTCAACTGCAGCTTCAAGGTCAGTTCTTACTTGAGTATCTGCAGCTTTTCTGTCGGATACCTCTTTATTGATAGCAGTAGTGAGTTCTGTTTTAGCAGCAGCTATTGCAGAATTTCTATCTACTACCTCTTGAGCAATATCATCAGCCAATTCTCCTTGCAAAGCATTAATAGCCTCAGTTCTTGCTGTAACCTCATCTGAGATTTGTTTTGGTAAAGTAGTATCAAGCTTAACCTTATCTGCAGCAGCCATAACACCAGCTTTAGCAGATGATGCAGTAGGAATTTGTAATCCTTGGATACCAGTACCATCTGCCCTTTCATAATTTATGGCAGCTTTAGAGGCATCTGTAACAATTGAGATTAATCGTATAGGATTAAAAGCCATAAGAGCATTAAGATTGTCTGTAGTAGTCTTACCCTTAGCTCCATCATAAGCAGTACCAGTAATCTCTCCAATTACTACTCCACCAGAAACAATCAGAGACCAAGTAGTACCAGTCCATCTGAATTGATAACCGGGTTCTCCCGTAGTTACATTCTGATAAATCTTTCCTGCCTCTCCCGTTATTGGTGTATTATGGTCAGCATCTGCAAAGAGAGAGATATTAGAAAGATCTCCAGTGGGAGACTTATCGTATGTTGCATATACATCGATTACATCATCTACATATGAGGGTAATTGTTCAGAAGGTACTTTACCATTTTCATCCAGAGAAGCTAATCCACTAGCTTGTGCCTTAGTTGCAATGAAGGCATCTAGGGCATCCTGAACTCCTTGTATGTCCTCGGTTAATTCAGTTTTCAAGGCAGCATCTGCTTCTGTTCTTGCAGTTACCTCGTTATCAATTCGGGTACCCAATACAGTATCAGCAGCAGTTCTATCCTGAACTTCCTTATTGATAGCCGTAGTTAACTTCGTATCTAAGGCAGTATCAGCATCTTTTCGATTTTGAACTTCTGTAGCTATTGAAGCTTCTAAAGCCGTCTTAGTAGTTTGGATTAATTCTTTGAGTTCTGTTTCCAGTTCTGAAGTATCAGTTCCAAGACCATCAATCAAAGCCTTCAAAGCTTTACCTTGTTCTGCACTTAATGGTACCTTAGTTCCACCTGCAGTTAAGTTATTTACTACATCTCCTTCGATAAGAATTTTCCCAGCTCTTCCTGTAG